AGCGTGATTGGCGATCTGGTGTTCACAGCGGCGAACCGCATGCTCGACGGCATTGAGGCAATGCTGAACGGAGCCCTCGGGCGGATTGACGCTTTTACCGGCAAGATCCGGGATGCGCTGGCAGGCGTCGGGATTGAGACCACCTTTGGCCAGATTGGCGAAATCAGTCTTGGTGATATTACAAACCCCTTTGCCGGGGCCTCAGCCGAGGCGGGCACGGCGGCGGCAGAAGCGTTCCAGCGCGCCTTTGCCAAAAATCCCCTGACCGCCCCTGATCTTGGTCTTGGCGGCCTTGCCACTGACGCGCTTGCGACCGCAAATAGCTACCGCCAGGCAGCGAGCGATCTTGCCGCAGGGGCCACAGCGCCGCTTGCAAGTTGGCAGGCGCTCAAAGATGCCGTAAGCGGCAGTGGTGCTGCGGGCGCTGATGCGCTTGATGAGGCACAGGCGTCGGCCTCAGGCGTTGCGGAGGCCTTGGACGTTGCCACAAACGCGGCCAACTCTGCAGGTGGGGCGGTCAAGACCGCAGCTGAAGTGGCCAAAACCGGCTGGGCGGCCGTCTCACAATCCTTGGCGGACTATTCCAAGCAGGCGATGGACTGGGGCAAGGGGCTTGGCAGCACTTTGGTCAGCGGCTTTCAATCGGCGGAAACTGCGTTCAAGCAATTTATCACCACCGGCAAGTTCGACTTCAAGTCCTTGGTGTCTTCCATCCTTGCTGATCTGGCAACGCTGGCGTTCAAGCGCGCGGTTTTGGGCCCGATCGCCAACGCGCTTTCAGGTGCCTTTGGCGGTGGAGATATATTTGGCTCGGTTTTGCATGCAGGCGGCATGGTCGGGACTGGCGGAACCAGCCGCAGGGTTCCCGCGCTGGCCTTTGCCGCAGCCCCGCGCATGCATGCCGGAGGCTGGGCGGGCCTGAAACCCGATGAGGTGCCCGCGATTTTGCAGCGCGGCGAGCGGGTGTTAAGTCGCAGGCAGGCAGCGGGCTATGGCGCAGGTGGTGCCGCGCCAAACATGTCGATCTCAATTGACGCGCGCGGCGCACAGATTGGCGTGGCCGAACAGATTGAGGCACGCCTGCGCGCGGCGTTGCCAGAAATCGCGCGCATCGCCAAGCAAAGTGTTGCGGACGGGCGGCGGCGGGGTCAGGCGATATGACAATTGCAGTGTTGCCACTGGTGCTGGTGTCCGCACTTGAACGGCGTCTGGTTACCTCCGTGGCCGAGGCACGCTCACCCTTTACCGGCACGTCACAGATCCAGGACTGGGGCGCATCATGGTGGGAGTACCAGATTGAGATGGCGGTGACGCAAGGCACCAATGGGCGCAGGTTGTCTGCGTTCTTTGCCGCTTTGGGCGGTTTGCGGGGGCGGTTCCTGTTTCCCGACCCAACGATTGAGGTGTTGGTCGGGGCTGGCAATCCTTATGTTACCGAGACGCAGGCGGCGGGTACTTTGAGTCTGCACACCGCAGGCTGGGGACTTGGCCTGCGCGCGGGGGATTTTTTCCAGTTGGGATTGGATACCACGACAAGGCTTTATCAACTGACGGCGGATGTGACGCCGGTTGGCAGCGAGGCGGAACTGGCGTTTGTGCCGTCCTTGCGCGCTCTTGTTCAGGTTGGCACGCCGATTGGCCTGAATGCCCCGTCCGTTCTTCTTCGGCTAACGGCGCCGGTGCCGACGGTCATTGGCCGGGCGGATCAGCATCGGTTTACAATCTCAGCCCGAGAGGCGTTCTGACATGAGCCGAGATGTAACTGCCGCTTTTGCTGCGGCGCTGGCAGAGCAACACCTTCGCCCGGTGATCTTCTTCGAGGGCCAATTCGCCACGGGCTGGGTGCGGATTTGGTCGGGGCTGGGCGAGATCGGCTGGAACGGCCAAACTTGGGCTGGCGCGGGGTCGCTTCTAGGCATCGGTACCCTTGACGAGACCGGCGAGGTCGTGGCGGGCGGCACGGCGGTCTCGTTGTCTGGCGTACCGCTTGATTTGGTTCAAATGGCCATTGAGGAAGCGCGTCAGGGCCTTCCCGGCCGGATCTGGCTTGGGCTTTTGTCTGAAACAGGTCAGGTTATCGCCGATCCGGTGCAGGCCTTCTCGGGCCGTCTTGATGTGCCAGAAATCAAGGATGATGCTGACAGCTGCACGATTACCATCAGCTATGAGAGCCGGTTGATCGACCTGACCGTGGCGCGGACCTGGCGCTATACCCATGAAAGCCAGCAGGTGCTGTATCCAGGCGATCTTGGCTTTGAATATGTCACCGCCATTCAAGACCGCGAGATTACCTGGGGACGAGGATAGACCATGGCCCGCATCGACAATTGGGAACGCCACATCGCAGAGGCAATCGACGTCACACGTGTAAAACCCTTCGTTTGGGGTGTTCACGACTGCGCAACATTTGCTTTTGGGATCCGAAGCCTGCTCACAGGCGGCGAGGATGTGGCCGCCCTCTGGCGTGGACGCTACAGCACTGCGCTTGGCAGCGCGCGCGTCATGCGCCGTCTTGGCTGGGCTTCACTTGAGGCAATGGGGCGCGCACTGCTCGATGCGCCGCGAGAGACGCCGCTGCTGGCCCAGCGGGGTGACATTGTGCTGGCGGACACAGGCCTTGGTTTTGGAATTTGCGTCGGCGCTACGGCGGTAGGCATGGCAACCGAAGGCCTCATGACCATGCCGCTTACTTCCTGCCGACTTGCCTGGACCATCTGAAACCACCAACCTGATATTGGACGAACCCCATGCCCTTCATCGTCTCAGCCGTCGTCGCCGTTGCGGGGGCGATCAGCGGGGTATTGGCCGCAGGCGGTATTGGCGCGGCCCTGATCCGGATCGGCGGTACGCTGCTGTTGTCTTATGCAGCACAGGCCTTGATGCCAAAGCCGCAGACGACGCTGCAAAACCGCACGGTGACCATCCGCGAACCCGTGGTGCCGCGCGATTTGGTGTATGGCCGTACGCGTAAGGGCGGGGTCATCGTGTTTCTGAACTCCTCGGGATCTGACAACGCAGTCCTTGATTTGGTGATCGTGCTGGCCACACACCGGGTGAACTCCATCGGCGCTGTTTATTTTGAAGGCGAGGTCGCGCTGAATGCTGCCGGTACTGCTCAAGGTCGCTGGGCGGGCAAAGTCAGCATCGAGAAGAAGCTCGGCGATGCCAACCAGACCGCGTTTGCTGGTCTGAAAGCGGCCCTGCCCGACAAATGGACCGAGAACCACCGGCTTAGGGGCTGCGCTGCAATCCATCTGCGGCTGACCTATGATCAGGATGCCTACCCGGGTGGCATTCCAAACATCACAGTGGATCTTGAGGGCAAGAATGATATCTGGGATCCGCGCATCCAAGCGTCCGCTTATTCGGAGAACTCCGCACTTTGCTTGGCTGATTATATGGCAAACACCACCTGGGGCATTGGCGCACGGATCGGTCGACCGGACGGCATTGATGAGATGTCGCTTATTGAGGCGGCCAATATCTGCAATGAGCCGGTTACGCTCGCAGGGGGCGGGACGGAGCCGCGCTATGCCTGCAACGGGGTCATCACGCTCTCCGAGGTTCCCAAAACCATTATCGAGGGGTTGCTGACATCCTTCGCCGGGCGCTGCGCTTTCTCGGGCGGGTCTTGGCGCATTCACGCAGGGGCGTGGCGCGCACCCTCAGTGGCGCTGACCGCAGATCATGTTCGCGAGGCCGGTCTGACCTTGGCCACGCGCGTGACGATGTCGTCAAACTTCAACGGGGTGCGCGGACAGTTTGTCAGCCCAGAGAACGATTGGCAGCCCGACGACTTTCCGGCCTATGCCAGTGCGGCCTATCTGGCGGAGGACGGCGGCGAGCAGAAATGGCGCGATATCTCGCTGCCCTTCACCATCTCGGCTGCAATGGCGCAGCGACTGGCCAAGATCGAGCTGGAGCGTGCGCGGCGTCAAATGACGGTGCGGCTGTCTGGCAAGCTGTCCGCTTGGGCGGCCACTGTGGGTGATGTGGTCACGCTGTCTTATGATCGTTGGGGCTTTGCCGCCAAACCGTTTGAAGTGCAGGGCGTCAGCCTTGATCTTGCGGCCTCGGGTGATGCGGCACTGCTGCTGCCAGAACTGGTCCTGCGCGAAACCTCGCCGCTGGTGTACGACTGGGCGGCAAGCGAGGCACAGATATATGCGGCCGCCCCGCGCACGGCGTTGCCAAATGCTTATGATATTCCAGCGCCGGGGCCGCCCACAATTACAGAGGATCTTTATGTCACCCGCGATGGTGGCGGGTTGAAGGTTCTCGCGCGCGTTTCTTGGGAGGCCGCCCCTTCGGGATTTGTCGCAGGATATCAACTGCAGGCGCGGCAGAATGCAGGCGGTGATTGGCTCGATTACGGGCGCACTGATGGCACCAATCTCGAGATCCGCGATATTGCGCCGGGGGTGTGGCAATTCCGGGTGAAAGCGGTCTCGGTGCTGGGCGTATCGTCGGTCTGGCAAAGCGCTTCAGTCGAAGTTCTCGGCCTGACAGCACCTCCAGCCAGGCTGGAAAGCCTCACGCTGCAAACCGCCGGTGGTCTTGCCATCCTGAAATGGGCCCGCTCCGCTGATCCTGACGTGCGGGTCGGCGGCAATATCGTGATCCGCCATTCGAAAGAAGTCACAGCAACTTGGTCGGACAGCTATTCGATGGACCGGGTTGGTGGCGGGGAGGCCATTGCCGTGGTGCCACTGAAGCCTGGGACATACCTGATCAGGGCAGAGGATAGTGGCGGCAGAGCGGGACCGGAAACCCGTGTGTCTACTAAAGGCGCGCAGGTCTTGGCCTTCTCGACCTTGGCCTATCTGCAAGCTGATCCGGGGTTCGTGGGGAGCAAGACGGGTTTGCAGGTTGCGGGCTCAAACCTGACCTTGGCAACTGCAACAACTGGTGGCGTCACGCGGGTCACTGCAATGGCGGGGCAATACGGCTTTGCTGCCGGGCTCGATCTTGGGGCCGTCAAACGCGTGCGGCTGCGCTCAGAGATCGGCGTTGCAGCCTTGGCACTGAACGACCGGATCGATGCGCGCACAGCGCTGATGGACGCCTGGGCCGACTTTGACGGCGCGGCCGGTGCAGAAATCGACGTGCTCTTCGAGATCCGCGAGACCGATGACGACCCAAACAGCAGCCCCAATTGGGGCCCTTGGGGTCGGCTTGATAATCATGAAATCGAAGCCCGCGCCGTTGAGGCCCGGGCCTATCTCTCCACCAAAGACGCGTCCTATAGTAAGCCTGCGCCGAAGGCCGCAGTTAAGCAGCCTTGACAGCTTCGACTTCGGCCTTCCAGTTCCACGGCAGCAGCT